TTCATTTATTTTACCTAAACCAATTTTCTGTCCGTTGGTATCAGTCATTCCATTTAAGTACATTTCCCAAGTCTGCTTATTCATCATATATATTTCACTATCCTCATAAGCTTCTGGAATAGCTGCCTCTGCTCTTGCCCATCCTTTAACAGTTCCAATCTCCTTATCAGTAAATTCAATTACTTGATTTGTAGGTAATGAATACTTAGTAAATCCCTTTGGTTGACCTGTACCAGTACCACTAACAATTGCAGTTTCAATAGCCTTAATCATAGCTTTTTTAAGCTGCTTAATTACAGTAGACTCAAATACTCCAAGAGTTACTGTTGATGTTAATAACCCTATTGCAACCTTAGCCTCTAATGTATGATAAAGAAATTTTATACTTGCTTTCATTTCTGACTTTTGCTCGTCTGAAACTACACTTTCAGATTCAAGCCATGTTGCTGTAGGATTAATATCTGATATTGGAATTTGTACACCACCTTGGAAGGTTGTTTGAGTAATTCTATTAATTAATTTACCCTCTACAGTTAAATCTTCTATTACTTTATTCATAATAGTAGTTGGTATAACTGCTGCAACATCACCTACAACTGTAAGTGCATCTGACCTTTGCTCTTGTTTAAATTGTTCAGGTATTGGTGTACCATTTACAACATAATTTCTAAATGCCTGTCTATACTCCATTGAGCCATAAATATCTTCATCAGAACTTCTTGTATCAGGCTCTGTAGTATTACCTCTATAAGTTGCTAAAGGATTTAATCCACCTACAGGATCACCTTCACCCTTACTTCTTTTTGCTGCATCATCCGATTCAGCTTGAACTTTTTCTT